TTGCCCAAGAATCAATGATGTTGCCACTTGACAATGTATGATTGTACTCGGTGAAATCTAATTGGTTTAATTTTAGGTCTGCTATGTTGGTAAATAAGTCAGCCGTCTTGCCGTGTAGTGAACACTCGTATTCAATTTGAGTTGAATCCAGCACATTGATTTGAATCAACCTGATAAATCCACGCAACTGCTCGACCTCGTCAAGCAACACCACCACATCCGCTTTCTTATTTGGATTGAAGTCGGGTGCAAACTGTGTTGATCCTTGAATGTTTTGCTCAATCTCAAAGATGTGACCAAACAATTTGTTGTTGGCAGCAGTACCAGGAATAAGAACCGTCTTTGTGTATTCGCTTGACCTTGATTCGGGTGACTTGATGTCTGCGATTGACTTTGTGATAAGAAGATCAAAGTTGTCATACAAATCCAATCTGCGATTGACGAAAGTCCCACCAAGTGCCTCAAGTTTATCAATCCGACAATCGCCTCCTTCCACAAACGCATCATTGGTACGACCAACAAACGCTGCTTCGATTTGCTCTAAATACGAAGAAGGAATCCCAACATATAACTGAATCATAAGCGTTGAGATTTGTCAGCAAACGACAATGTGATGTCAAGCTCAAGGTTGAACATCTTATCTTGAACACCCTTCTTTTGCTCGTAGGTTGCATTGTCAATGTTCACGGCATACAAAGTGCCGTCATACATATAGACAACTGGTGATTCAATCAGGTCTTTTAACCAAGCAGATTCGGTGTCGTCAATCCAATTTGAGTTTAACTTGATTTTCTGACTTGCCTTTGTATGATAGTTGGAACGAGTGCGAACACTTGTGGCATAACCGTATGTCGCACCAAGCGAGTACGGGTTGGATTGGAATTGCTTTCTCTCCACCTCAAATGTATCTCTGCGAACCATATTGAAACGGAAGGAATCAAATCCTCCAAGTCGGTTCATAAAGAAGATGTCCGTTGTTTCGTATTTACTACACTCGTCTTTTATGTTGATGCGATAGGTTTCTGACTTTGCAGTTCCACCGAGTTTCAACACGACATCAAAGAAGGTCGCTGCACCGGGTATTGTCAATTGGCTTCCAACGGGTATTCTCACGACCTTAGACGAAGGCAATGTAAATGTTTGGGTACTTGCATCGGAGTAGGTAATAACAACGCTTGTGGCATCACCTTTCAAAGCATACAACCAATCCTTTTGAGTGCGATGGATTGACCTCGTTCTGACATTTGTCAAGAACTTTGCACTTGATGATGTGGCGAGATATTGAGCTTGTGCGTAAGTTACCAAATCAAACGGATTCAAGGCAGCATTCCAAACAGTTCCAGTTGCCGAAGTCAAATCAAGATACTCCGTGATTGTGCCGGTTGCTGATGCTGAATACTCATACCCAAACTCCACTTCGTAATCCGAGAAGGAATCCACGCAACCGCTTGGAGATGTATCCGTGAACGACCAATTGTTGCTGACATAACTTTCCATTATGCGACCAATGTTGAACACCCCCTTGTTTGTACTTCCAAAGTAGATGGGTGCTTTTAGTTTTGCAATTGATGTCGTTGCTACTTTGACATTTGCAATAAACTTGAAATTGTCTTTCGTGTAGATACCACCGCTTGATTCCGTGATCACAAAGTTTGTGTCATTGAATGCGGGATGATACGAATCGGGTTGTTGGGTGATTGATAGAGCCACGATGAAAAATAGCGGATAAGTCGTTGCGTTCCAAATGCACCCATTTTTCAAATGAAGCTCATCTTTGCACTTTATAATGGTTAATTGCACCCATTTTGCACCACATTGAATAATATATTAGTTAATTGATTGCACAATAATTGCACAATAATGTGTGTTATAGTACCCGAAAGCATATAGTTTTGGGTGTTTTATGCCACATTATACCCGAATGCGTATAGTTATGATGGACAAATCAGACATAAATACTTTGCAATCAGTAGTGATTCCCAATACTTATCGCAACAAATGACTTTTAAGAATGAATATACTGGAAAATTTCATGCAGTTATTCAGGTAATTACCGAGTATAGTGGAAAAATTTGACAACCAACATTTGCCACTAATCCTATAAATTGGCAATTTGTAACAAATACTGCCACAAATTTGTTACCGATTGGGATAATTAAGTGCATCGCAATTGATACTGCTTGGTATTATACCGCTCGGTATCACAACATCTCGTTCAGACAAGCCACGATGTACGGATTGAATCCTTTCCCGGCTGCATCCTCCAATCGTTTCTGCCGTTCTTTGGTCTTGGCTTTGTAGAACGCCATCGCATTCAAGAACTCAATCAATGGCATATCAAGAATGAAGTCCCATTTGGTGCGATCACCTTTGACAATCTTGTCAACTATCTCCAGCCAAACTATTGGCGATTGGTCAACTGCTCCGTCATATCCTTCATCTCCTCCTTCAAAGAGCAAAGGATATTTTTCAATAATTCGGGATAAACTTCCAAAAAAAAAAGAGCATAGGTGTACGGAAGTGGAACGGGCAAGTGCATCATCAACGAACACTTGTCCTCATAGTGTGCTTGAGCATCAACGACCTTCTTGTTCCTTCCAAAGAAATCAACCTCAACCGATAGCAACGCAACAATCTTATTCAGCGATTCAATCACATCCCCGTTGAATACTTGCTGGAGTTCGATGAAGTGGTGACCACACATCTCGTTTGGTGTTTTGGCTAACTTGAAATAACGACCACGAAGTTTGAACATAAACTGGATCGGTGCTTTTGGTAGGTCATTCAAGAACGACAACTTTGCAAACTCGGTTGTGAGCTTGTCCAATGTCATTGATTCGACCTCATCCATTGAAAGATTCAAAGCGATGGCAAGGATGTTCATCTGCCTTTCAAGGTCAGACATATCACGACAAGAGTGAATCTCTTGTAGTTGGTGGATGGTTATGTTTTTCCAATTCATATTATGCGAAGTAAAATGTTCCTGGTCTATTGTGAGCTTTGCAATCAACGGCAAGTGCAAGAGCCATCACACAGTCATCGTGTAGTCCAACGGGTGCAGTATATCGCACACCTGTTCTTGTATATTCAAATTCAAAGTTCTCCATCTCGCTTCCAATTGGTTCTTCAGGAAAAAATACATCGGTTTGCTGAACTGACATCACCAACCCTTCAATGAGTTGTTGTTTGCTTTGCGATGTGAACTTGAATCCCTTGACTCTTTGACAAAGTCGCTGAAGTTGTTCAACGATAGGATCTCCCACGCCTGTACTATCCACAAACGATGGTGTGTTGCCAATCAGTTTGACAATTCGTGCTTGAGTGACTGACCAATCCGCTTGGAATCGTTCGCAGAAACACACACAGTTGTTTGCATCCAGTCCAATTATCACCGTGTAATCCGAATACTTTGCCAAATCCACACCCCACGCAACAACGGGCATTGATGATATTGGTCGATAGCATTTGCGGATTGCATCCAAGCCAAACGGATTTGACTTGTCATCGGCTGGTTCTGCAAGGTACAATTCCCGAAAGACATAATCAGGTAGATCACGCTTTGCTTGTTCAATCTCTTTTTCTGAGATAATGCCTTCCCTTGCAGCATCGTATGCTGTAATCTTGAAATACTTGTATTCGGATTCTCCTTGCCTTGCTCTCTCTCCTAATTTGTAGAACCAATTCTTTTTGCCTTTGACATTCCCAATCAACTTGCATTTGCCTTGTGTTGCAGTCAGCGTTGAACGGAGTGCATACCACGATTCCTCACGCATCCTTGATGCCTCATCAATCACCGCAGCGTAGACATCATCTCCATAAAGGTTGTCGGGTTTCTCACCTGACTTGAATTCAATCCTTGCACCCGTTGGCAAGGTCAACAATAGTTTTGTTTCGTTGCTGATGAAGAAGTTCTTGTCCGTGACTTGGTTCTTCATCCTTCGGAATGCAATCTCCGCTTGTTGGTATACTGGTGCAACCCACCACACCGATTGACCATCCTTACATTGGAGTGCTTGTTCAAAGAGCCAAATGATATGTGATGCGGTCTTGCCGGTCTTGGTACTTGCAGCCGTAATCGTGAAACGGGCATCGCAGTCAAGGATGTCCTTTTGGTAGTTGGTTAGATATGGTCGTGTGTAATTTATTTGCACAACGATTTATATAACTGCAATCTTGTCAAGTTGTGTAGTTCAAGGTTGTGATGCTTTTTGCAATACTCGTAGTTGCTTTGACCCATTGACTGACGAACTGAATGCCCGGCATCAATCAGTTTCTGAATGCCTGATCTCCATTGGTTGCGTGGAAGAAATAGCACCCCATCGTTTGCGGTGTGATACAGGTATGGCAATACCGCAGAACAAATGATTGGCTTTTTGTAGGCACTCGCTTCCAGTATCTTCAGCTCAGATTTGCAGTTGTTGAACTTGGTATTTTGCAAGGGTGCAACCACGATATCAAAGTGCTTGTACACCTCACCATATTCAAACACGGTTGTGCCTTCCACAATCTTAGCATCGGGCATACTCTTGGCAATCCGATTCCAAATCTCTCCTGGTGTATAACCGCAGATATAAAACTCAATGTCCATTCCTTTGATCTCCTCAGCAATGAGCTTCAAGTCCTCCTCGTGTGTAACTCCACCAACCCATCCGACTTTGATTTTGTCGGTTCTTGGTTGTGGTTCGGCTTCCCATTGTTTGTGAGTTAGATCCAAGCAGTTGGAAACAACAGTTACATTCTCATTGATTTGGCGAATCTCTTTGGCAAGTGCTGGAGTTGTGGTGATTACCGCATCAGCGTAATTGATGGCATCCTTCACACATTGCTTGATCCCTTTGCGATATGCCCAATATGCTGGATTGTATTTCGGAAGAATCCAATGGTCATCAATGTCCACGACATAGGGAGTGCCTGAATCGGCAATCTTCTTCAACACATCATAATGCTTTGCACCAAGCCATCGTGAGAAGATAATCACATCAAATTGGGTGTAATCAAGTGTGAGCCATTCCTCTTGTGATTGGCAAACGCTGACATCCGCTTGTCCGTCAATTTGCATCCGAAGATGTGGCGTGAATAAGCGGTGGTAAACTACACCATTGATTCCGTCAGTTAATATCAGTAATTTCATAGAGTTTTAAGTAGGTGATTAAACGCTTGATTGGTGACATAGTCAAAGCCATTGTTGACCGGGATGACATTCGGTGAGTGAACGCATATCTCAAGCAATCTTTTGACCTTCATTTGTTCTGCGATTGCGTATGTGCTTGATTGATTTCCGATGAATGCCTTTGAACTGCCGATAATAGTTGCCAACATCAAAGCATCTTGACATTTCAATAGTTCACAATCCAACTGCCATCTATCGGTGAATGCAATGTACTCATCTTCGTATCCAAAGAAAACGCACTTGTGTTCTTTGAGTGGGAAGTAGTTGATGTCGTAATTGCGATAACGAGATGTGAAGTTCAAAAGTATCTTGTCTGCAAAGTATGGGATAGGTTCAGTCGCTTCAATGCAAGGTTCGTGAAGGTCGGACATCAATTCGGGGTACACAAGAAAGTGATTCCTCCTCAAATCACCAGCAGATAGATTCAATCCGTGATTCCTGAACTTATCAAAGTTATACTTGATATCGGGGTGTGAGTGCATCTGAACGCTTTTAATATACGATTGATGCTCAAGCAAAGGTTTGATGTATTCGTATGATTTTAAGTTCATACAGTATCCTCCGCTTGGATGACCGGAAACAGTATTCTGCTCACGGAATCCGATGTGAAAATCTACTGCACCGTGCAACTCTGCAACTCGCTTGGTTGCCGTAAGTGAATAGATCAAATCACCGAGATGCCCTGATTGGATTACTTTCATTCGTTGGGCAGAATTGGGATGGGCATCCAGTACATCACATTGATCCAAGCCATTGTGTTTTCGTCAATCCACATATCGTCAATAAACCGTGCAAGTTTGATTTCGCCATCAAAGGTTGCCACGATTTTCAGTTCTCCGTCATAGGGTGGGAAAGTATCCTCACCTCTCCAAGTTTTTTTCATCGAGATTCAAAGTTATTGTAAAGTTTTTAGATTGGATTGTTTGGTCAATGGTTTCTTTCGGTTTGCCTTGTGATCGTGTGAGCAACATCTCCAAGTTGAACAACGAGTTTTTGTCGTGCGACTTCAACAAAGCACCAGCAATGATTCTCTCAAGGATTGTGAACTCATCACCCTTGTCAACCTTCTCAAGGTCTTTGCGTGACATTGTGAGCATTGTGTTGACGGTGTCCTCAACTTGGCTTTTTTGGTATCCAATTTCCTTGAGTTGTGTTATCAACTTCTTTGGTCTTCCGTGCGGATTTAGGACTTCACCTTTCTCAGGTCTTGTCAAACTTCCTCCGTGTGGTTGCTTTTCTTGTGTTGCCATATCCCCGAATTTACACCGAATTTTTCCCCGAACTCAATCTTTGTAAGTGAATGGATTTAAGCCACTCCTTGTATTGCTTTTGATCACCGAACTTTGTGTGACATTCTCTGCACAATGCCTGAAGGTTTTCAATCACATCCGGCTTTGTTGTTCCACCCATTCCACGAGCTTCAAGGTGATGGATATCAATTGCAGTATGCCCACAAACCTCGCAAGGAATGAAGTCGCTGATGTCATAGCCAAAGTGGTTCATATAGATTTGGGTGTGTTTCTTCAAAGTATCAATCCCTCCTCGTTTAATGATTCACGCAAGAAGTCACGCATTTTGATGAGTGCATCCACAACTTCGTCAGGTGTGTCATCCGATGCGTACTTTGTCCGTGTCCTTAACTCGTTGTCCAATTCCGATACAACGCACTTCCACTTCCATCCGTCAACTGCATCTTCAAACTGATGGCGTTCTTCGTCAAGGTTGAATTCAAGGATTGCTTTCATTGCTCACCTCCTCCGTAGGTTTCGTTGTAGTATTGCTCACCAGTTATTGGTAGTATACTTTCAGGATAATCAATTCCATGAACTGTTCCTTTGTTGTATGCAGTTTCAATTCTTTCCTTCTCCATTTCTTTGGCTTGGTCAATTACTTCATCTGGAATTTGTGCAGTATCACCATATTTTCCGCATTCAATTAAGAACCACTCCACTGCCGTTTGTTGTTTATTGTTCATTCTTTCTCCTCCTCTTTGGTTTCTGCTCATCATCGGCTAATTGTGCCAACTCCAATGCTTTTTGGTCTGCCCATATCAAAAGTGAGAACACCGATTCAATCACACAAGTTGAACAGTTGGGAAGATTGCGACCAAATATCTCACGATGTACATTTTGTAGTTGTGCGGATTGCTCAGGCGTTAATTGGAACACGAGTGTCTTTTTGTAGATCTCGTATGCCGGGCGGAGTGACTGGATGAATTCTATCATAGTTTTGTTTCAAGGAGTGCAACGATTACGGTTGCGATGGATGCGTACAAGATACCCACAAATCCGTAGGTGTATATAAAAAACGACAACCCCAACCACCACGATAAGCAGAAAGCACAGTCAAGTGGTTTCATTCGTTTCCATTTGGAATAGTCGCTTCCGTAGAGATAGCGTTTGAGTAGGTCGGCTGGTTTGCCGAAGTTGACGATGATGATGCTTAGACAAGCAATTCCAATTATTTCGTTGTACATCTTTCTTTCATTAATTTAATTACTCGCAGAATCTCCCTGACTGAAATATCCGTTTGGCGATGGATTGCTCGTGCTGACATTCCGCTGCACCATAACTTGAATAACTCCCTTTCATAGAAATACGCTTCTTCAGTTACCTGATTTATTTTGTTGATTCGTTTTTGTTCGATTCGCTCGTCTTCTTCCCGTTCCAAAAGAAGGTCGGGTTCTTCAGACAAGTGCAAGTCATAGACATCGTATTGATCATAGATGCGAGATTCACCAAAGGGATGCCGGTTGCCGTTGATACAAAGGTACAAAAGACGGATTGTCCAAAACTGGATGTATCCGTCATTGTATATTTTCTCAATTTGTTCATCAGGTTTTTGCAATATGGTCAGAAAATAAAATTGATAGAGTTCCCTTGCCAACTCGTTTCCTTTGGCTATGTTCTTCGTGGCTTTGGTCAGCCATTCCGCTTTTGAGAGTTCCTCTATGATTTCCGCTTTAGTCACATTTTCTTTTCAATACTACAAATATAACCATTCTTTTCATATTTTTTCTTTACACGCAACATCTCATCTTCAGACCGGAGAATATGTATTGACGAGCTTAGACCTTTCGTGCAGATGCAAACCCAGTAAGGATAAAGATTCGACATATAGTTTGTTGGTTGTTCGGTCATATTCTACAAGAGATTCGTAAACTTGCACGGAGTTGATGATGGTTGAGTGATCACGGTGAAGAATCTTGCCGATGGAAAGATAGGTCATCTTCAAATGCTTTCTACATAAATAGCAAAACAAGTGCCGAGCATCCATAATGTTTTGAGTGCGAACCTTGTCGATGATTGCATCGGGTGTGACATCATAGACGATTGCAACCACTCGCATTGCCTCAGTCCACTCGGCATCTATCTCGTTGATCTTGCATCTTGGGTTGATGATTTCTTCTTTCAGTTTCTTGACCTCATCAATTCGTTTCTGATTGAGTTCTGCGATTACTCCTTTCAGCCGTCTGACTTCTTGTTTTAGCAAGTGGATCTCCTGGTAGTGGTTCATAGCAATTTTTGATTGTGTTCTCCAAGTTGGATGAATCCCGAATCGGATGTACTACCAGTTACTTTGATGAAGTCAACCTCAATCTTTGCCGAATTGATAATCACTTGTGAAACATCTGCCATCGTTTGTGCAGTTTCAATGTCAATCTCACCATCCTTCAATCGTTCTAATACTTCAAAAAGGTGATCTCGTAGGTCGGTCATTTTATTTCTTGCCATAGCTATTTATTTTTCTTGTTATTTGTTTTTTGATGTGAATTACTTCTTTCAATTCTTGTGGTAAATTTTGGATGTGGTTTCTTCGGATGTGTTCCACTCGGTCAATGACCTCTAAGTTTTCAATACAAATGTTCTGCTTGTTGCGGTCTTTGAACACGACAAACATTCCTGGTGGTATTTCTCCGTGATGTTGTTTCCAAAGTAGCTTGTGAACAAACTCAAATCCGACCTCTATTCTTTCTACCAGGTATCCATCCCGAAGTGAACGGAATCCAATCGGCTTAGTGTTGTGTGGTGTTTGTCCTTTCTTAAATTGTGTTTCAACTCCACCCATCTGCAAACCTTTTTTGCCTTTGTTCCAAGATGCCCGTCCTTTTTTGAATTGCGTTGCTTCGTGTCCTTTGAAGTTTTCACGATAGTATTGATGTAAAAACTCAATGTCTTTTTTTATACCGATGTTGTTTGATTTATTGTAAATCTGCTTGACAGTACATCCAAAATGCACCGCCAAATCATTTGCCATTGTTGTTGGGTATAACCGTTGTAATTCTTCAGCTTCTTCCGTTGTCCAATACTTCCTCATAGTCGTTCTTGATACATTGTGCGTTCACCGATGAATGTCGTTTTGATTGTGTAGCATTCACCGTGACGATTCTTTGCGATAATCAATTCGGCTTCTTCTTGCTGGAGCTTCTCACCTGAATAGTATGCCGGTCGGAATGGGAACATCACGACATCCGCATCTTGCTCAATACTTCCACTCTCACGGATATCGCTCAGCATAGGTCTCTTGTCCGCTCTCTCCTCACATTTGCGTGATAACTGAGCCAACACTATCACAGTGATATTTAGTTCCTTAGAAAGCAATTTTAAGTTTCGGGAAATTTCTGCAATCTCTTGTTCCCGGTTTGTTTTTGTTCCTTTGATCAACTGGATGTAATCAATCACCAACAACTCAAGTCCGTGTTTTGCCTTGTGAATCTTGGCTTTGGATTTGATTTGTTGGATACTGCAATTTGGATCATCGTCAATGTAGAATTGCACCGTCTGATTGTTGGCTGAATTGATAAGTTGCTGAACTTCAAACTCCCGAAGGTTTGCATTGCGAATCTTCCAATTGGCAAGGTCGGTGATCAGCGACAAGTATCTTTTGACAAGTTGCTCGTTGCTCATCTCCAGCGACAAGAACAATCCCTTACCACCAATCTTGGCGAAGTCATACATCAGCGACAAAGCGAGTGCCGTTTTACCTTGACCAGGTCTTGCCGCCATTACAATCAAATCACCGTTATTCCATCCTCCCAATACTCGGTCAAGTCCTGCCCATCCGGTTGGTCTTCCCGTGAGCTTGTCACCTCTTTGCACCGCCTCAATAATAGCATCAACGGTCTTGTTGGTAACTTGGGTAATCGTGACCGGATCATTGATGGTTGTGAACTTAGTGTTGTCGACCATTGTCTGAACATTGGTGAGAATCTCTTTCAAGTCCGAAGTCAAATCCAAATTTGTGATGTTCTCAATAAATTGTTTCTTCAGGTACTTGTGTTCAAGTGCTGGAAGGTGACTGCTGATGTTTGGCATCCCATAAACATTCTGCGTGAGCTTCACGATGGTGACCATCTCCGCACGGCTAAACTTCTTTCCCAAAGTTAGCACATCAATCTCATCGTTATTGATGTACATCTCCAACATTGATTCAACAATGCGTTTGTTCAGGTTGTCTTCAAACCATTGCGATTTGATTCTCGGCAACATTGCACGAGTTTGGTCGTAGAATAGAAGTTGACCGATTATGTATTCTTCAAGTTCGTTCGTCATATTCTCGCAAGTTAAATACTTTTCGGTTGATAACTTGTGGAGTAGTAACATTATTTGAAAGATTATTATTTTTCCAAGTGCGAACCGCTGCTCTCCAGTTCTTCATTTTGTTTTTACCAACTAACCATCCGTTACTTTCATAATAGTCAAACCATTTTTCGGATACATCAGCCATTCCAATTTCTAACATATAGGTTTTTAACTCTGATAAAGTTGGTTTTTCAAAAACAACTCTTTGTTTCTTTATATCTTTATCAATAACAATATCAATAACAATATCACTATCGGCATTTTTGGTATGATTTGGTATGCCACTTGATGCGGTCGCATCCCATCGCATACGAGCATTGTCAGAATTACGCTTCCTGATTGATTCGTATTTATCTAAATCACGCTTTAACGCTTGTCGGATTGGTTCAAATGCAATCTTGGTTATCACACTATCACTTTGCGGATTAAGGTCGTTCACATAGCGTAAAAGGTGCTTGAACAAATCACCGGCTTGTTCGTTAGTTAGTTGCTCAACCGTGTGAATAATATCGCAGTAGATCAAGAATGATTTTTTATCCGTTGCCATTGTCGTTGATGTAGAACAAGCGTTGAAGTGGTGATTTGTTGAAATGTCTTAATTGATGACGGCTATATGGTTCATTAATATCCATACAAGCTTTGGTGAAAGAATCATATATTTTGTTTGTTATGATATCAATAACCGGCTTTGACCGTGCTTTTGATATTGCCAATCTTTTGGATTCAAACAACCCAGTATCCCAAGCGTGTTGCTGATTCTCTTTATTTGTTACCCATTCAAGATTATTAATGTGGTTATTCGTCTTATTCCCATCTTTGTGGTTTACCTGTGGCTTATTGTCAGGATTTGATACAAACGCTTGTGCAACCAAACGATGAACTTTAATTGTTTTATTCAGCACTACCGCTAAGTATTGATTGCCTAATACTCCGGTTAAGGCTGGTTTTAGAATTCGTTCTTTGCCATACTTAAAACTCTTGACTCTTCCGTGACTGGAGATGTAGTAGATGCCATTGCTATCAGCAATCGGCTTCCATATTTCTTGTTGTGTTTCCATTTTTTTTTGCATAAAAAAAGCCTTATCAAAATGATGCAATTGCGGTGCGATCATTCTAATAAGGCAAAAATCTTGTAACGATGGGAATCCGCAATACTCCCGTTTACTCTTACAAATATAGCGAATTACTTTGGTTGTTCCAAATTATAGTGTGGCTTCGCTTGGTTGTACAAATGGATGACCTTTGTCATAGAATATCCCATCTTCTTCGATATCGTCAACCAGGTGTATTGGTAGTCATCACGAAGGATGGCAATTGCCCATATCAATGCGTATCGTTCGCTCATTGCCTGTCTATAAAGTTTGCGTAATAGATGGCATCAGTTTCGTTCTCAAAGGTTGCGAGAAGTTCTCCAGCGAAATAAACACGCCATTTGATTATCTCATTTATTGACGCTCTTACCACGAGTGCTTTGATTTTTGTCATCGTTTAGTTCTTTTAGAAAGTTCGCTTGTAGTTCCCAAGTTTTCGCACGGTCATTTGCTTCCGCAATCCTTGACCTGATCTCAAGTAGTTCGGTTTCATAATCCCAAATCAAACGATTCTTGTTTGAGATTTTTTCAAGTAGCTCATCTTCTCGTTCAGTTGTTTTGTGCAACTGGAGAAGGGTGATGACAAATAAGATTGCCATTCCGATAATTAAGTAGTTTTGTATCATTTGCTTTTTCCTTTGTAAAATTTGTGTTTGTAGATTGTCTGAGTGTAGGTATCAAATTCGGGGATGTAGTTATCCCTTTCAAATTCATACGGTGATGCCTCAGGCAATTTGTCAAAGTCATTGAAGTATTGTTTCAACTTCCAGTACACGAACATCACCGCAATGGTGATGGGTGTGATTACGATTAAGAATATTAAGTCCATAGTTTAGTTTTGGTTTTTGTAAAAATTAAAGCACTCATCCCATTTGCTTGACTTTTTCAAGTCGCTTTGTCTTTGTCCGATTGGCTTTGACATATCCCAATTGAAAGTTTGTTTTGCAATTATTTTGCAATTCAAATCTTTAATGGTTTGTAATCCGCTGGGCGTTCCAACCACTCTATGGCATTTTACATCAGTAAGCCAAAGTTCGTGTGAAATTGCATCTACAAATAACCCTTGTGCAAGTGCATAAGAATCCGATGCTTTTTGTCCGCTTAAATTTTGGCTTGGTGCGTAAGTGACCATTTCCAAATTTCCTTTTTCGTTGACAAGGAAGTAAGCTGTGTGTTTTGCTATTTGTACCATAAATCAAACTAACAACATATTTTTCTATTCTGCAAATTTATTTTACTATGTTCTTTGTGAATGAACGATTTATTTAGTGATTGACATAAATAGTTCTCCAGCCGATGCCAACTTCTCGTCAATGATTTCCTGAATGTCCTCCTCTAAAGTAATCAAAGTTTGCGTGAGCTTCTTGCCGATGGGCATTCGTGGATCATAACTCAAGAACAACGCTTCAGTCATCTCCGTTGCAACCATACCCATTTGAACTTGCCAATAGTATTCAGGGCGTTTGGATTTGAACTGCTCATTGTTGGTGATGAAGAAGTTCTGAAGGTGGTTTCCGCTATTGAACGGACATTTGATTTCTATTAGGTGTGTGCCAAGTGCATCAGGACTATATCCACCCCATTCGCCATAGGTGATGAATGTGTAGGTTTCCGCTCCGTAGTATGTGTAAAAGTCATCGGTCTGCTGAGAGAAGTAATGGAATGCTTCTTTCTCGTGTTCCTTGCCCCAATCCAAAGCACGACCATACATCTCCGCTTTTTGTCCAGTTAGATATTCCGCTGCCTTCTCAAAGATAAATGTCTTTGCAGTTTCTGACAAGTACTCCGATTTGTTTTTCGGAGTACCCATCAGTTTGTGAATTTCAGATGCCGTGAAACGAGAGCTTCTCAATTGATGCCAATCTTCTTCGGTCAAATTAGTGTGAATTGTTGGAAGTTGAAGTTTCATTTCTCGCCAATTAAAAGTTTTTGATTCACCTCGCTCACTTCAAACTTGGTGGTGATGTCGGTCATCAATCCACCCGTCTTCAAATGCTCAACGGCTTTTGCCCAACTTGGGTGCTTTGGTGTGAGTTCATCACGCTTGGGTGCTGACTGCCTTCCCATTGCTTTCTCCCCGTCATCGTCATCGTCAATGTTTAGATTTAAGATTGAACCGAGTGCATATCTCCGAGCATAGGTGATTGCACTTCCCATTGCTTGTGGATCGTTTTGTTTTGCAACCGGCATCACATAAGATGATTCCATCCATTCGCCTGATTCAGCGTGAACGATTAAAGTGGTCAGTTCCACCCCATTAGGAAATTGACTGATTGCCAAATTGCATTCGCTCAATGGCTTTTGAATGGTGTCCAGTATGTTCGCTAAACTTGCATACTTGGATTTGAAGAAAGGATTGCTTGATTCCTTTCCCACCTTGCTCACCGATGCTTGGAATTTTACCAATGCACCGGCAATGTTCTTGATTGATTCGCTTTTATTCATAGAGTTTTGTTTTTAGAAAAAGTTAGTTCTTTGTCCTATCATAAATAGAACCTGAAATTTAGTTGGTTCAGCATTGAAGAATGCTTCCGAGTTGATGCCGTCAAATTCCTTAGTCACACAATCACCGAATCCCACTTGTCGGTAGTTCACATAATCGTGAAGTTCTTCAATGTGGTTTGCGATAAGCCAATTGTCAACGGCTTCAATTGTGTAGACATATTTCTCTTCGGAGATACGACCTTTCAAGGTTAGTATCCATCCGTTGATTGCCAACTCAATCATTGTTCACCTCCCTCAATGCAATCTCAATGACGGCTTTTGCTTTTGGAGAAACAATGTTTCCCTCCACTAAATACTTTCTGACAGTTGGAAGTGATACTCCGGTCTTCCGTGCGACAATCTGAAAAAGACCTTGTCTTCGTTTCAGTTTGATTGTTTCAATTGCTTTTGCGTAATCCATAACGACACAAAAGTAAAATAAACAATTCAATAATGCAAATAAAATTTACTTTTAATTATATTTTTATGTCTTCCGAGAATATCAAATCCCCAAAACGAGCGTTCAACTCGTTGACCAATTCCATCTGAATGCTTTCGGTGAATGCCTTTTCCAAGAATGGTCGTGGCTTAGTTCCGCTTCGGTGAATCTTCTTGGCAATGGCTTTGGCAAGTGAATCGTAGGTTTGACCTTCAGCCGGTTTGATACCCTTTTGACTGATCCAAGTTTTTAACGATTGCCATAAGTACGGAGTGCCTTCAATATGTCCTCCTCGTGTTGGCTTCCTTCCGTATTCAATGAACTCCCAATAATCCTCAGCCAAAAGAATGGTGTTGATGGATGTTGGTGACTTGGTGATGTTTCCTGGTGCGAACGATTGGCGAAGTTTACCACTTGCAATGCTATTGTTTGCATCAAGATTCGCCTGAATCGGTGGGATTACCTTCTTGTTCCACCATTCAACGATGATCTGCTGAAGGAGTGAACCTTGAGATGCATCACCTAAATAAGTATCAAGTGCATCGGGCAATTTGGATAAATCTATTTGAGCCACATCACAACGCTTAAAATAGTTAGAACCACACTCAGCATCTTGTAACTGATTAAAGTGCGTGAGATGGCTTTGTTTCGCTTGACAAGTGCATTGTTGTCATCCTTCAGGTATCCGATGTTTGTCTTTTGCTTGACAATGATGGAATCTTGCTCGGAAATAATGACGGAATCAGATGTCACAATTTTGCGAAGAACTGTGACTTGCCTTCTTGCAATCGCACCCTTGACCAAATAGTGATTCGCCTCTTGGATTACACAAGTATCAATCAACACTTGTCCATTGCTGGTCAAAGGAATGAGAAACAACAAGAACCACATTTTACAAAGTAGCACTTTTGGGCGATTGTTTTTCTTTGGTTTCAATGAGCTTGTCAAGATACCATTTCGCTTTGTATAAATCTTCCAACCCATTTTTATCTTCGCACCTCCAAATGTATTTGATTATGTTCCCGGTGCAAACTGCGATGATTCCTTTTTTATTGGTGGTTGCTGATTCAATCGCATCAATGCACTCAATTAATCCTTGTTTATAGTGTTTCGGGTTGACTGCATCCATCTCTTTACAAATATATCATATTCTTCTTCCAGTATAAACGAATGACCTCCGAGCAGATAAACAATGCAATACTCGTGATAAGCACTCACCCCAACAATTTGTGCAGAATCAATCGCACCATCTTCAACAATTTCAACGATGTCCGATTCTCCCTCAATCAAACCCATCCAATTGTCGTTCTTTTGCTCGTGTACAATTTGAACCTTTAAGATCATATCCGTTTGCGTTTTTTTAACCTTTAGATTGTTTTGTGAGTGTAGGCAATGACCTTGCGATGGTCTTCTTCACGAACTGGATTCATCACAAGCCAACGACCTCCGATTGGCTTTGGCGATGCACCTCTTTCAATGTGCCATCCCTTTGAACCATCTCCGTATTCTTCTTTGTATGCTGAAGTACGAATCATTAAGATGTCACGCAAATATACAGTTCCCCTGATTGACAAGGTTTCCACCGTGTATGTAAGCTCATAGTCCTCGTGGACGTGTCCCATCCAAATTGCATCGGCATTCTCTACATTCACACTCATTCGATTGTGTTGTATTGTTCCACGAGTGACCGCACCACCACCACCGAATCCGTGCATATACTTCATTGTGTACATACAACTTTTGCCGTATTGCTCAAAGGTGTACCGAATCCATCCACCGTATCCACCCACCTGAATATCACT